GCGACTACCACGGACAGCTTGCTGGTGGACAACACTGGAAATGTAACTGGTGTGGTCACTGGCGGCCTAACTACTGGCACTGGAACTGATACAACTACTACTGGTACTGGTACAACTACAACTACTACTGGCACTGGAACTGGTACAACTACTACTGGTACTGGAACTGGTACAACTACTACTGGCACTGGTACTGGTACAACTACTACTGGCACTGGTACTGGTACAACTACTACTGGCACTGGCACCAGTGCAGAAATCATACAGAATCTGTTTAGGACTTCGCAGACCAAGGACATTGCGGCACAGCGCATAGGAGACTATGCGGTTTCAATCGGCGGGATGACTGCGGAGGAAATCGCGGCAGCGGTAAATCCGATAATTGGCGAGCAGCCAACTTTTGGTATAACCACACCGGCGTCTACAGAAGAGGTCATGTCGGCCGTCACTGATTTTGGCTACGGCACGGGGCCGCAGGGCAATTCGTTTATAACGGCCACGGCTCCTGCAACAAGGACCGTAAACATGATCCCGTTGACCGACGATCAGCAAGCCGCAGAACTTCTACGTTTGAACACGCAGGATGCTGCCATAGGCACAGGGGCATACACAGAGCAAGAAGCGGCGATGCGTGCGTTGGACTTTGCCAGACGTCAGGGTATGGGTTTGGGCGAAGCGGCAGGTGTTTTCGGGATGACCGAAGATCAAGCACGTCAAAAGGCGTCTGATCTTGGAATCAACCTGACTACGGTTGGTTTTAGGATGGGCGGTGAGGCTGCTATGGGCCCGTCGGCCGTGGACCGTAACCTCATGAACAGGGCCGGTATTATGGGCGCGGTAGACGACGGTTTAAGTAAGACTCTTCTTAATAATATTAATATGGTCATGGGGCGAAGTTAATTATGGCAAATGGTGATCGCCCGGTAGTTTCTTTGATGGATCGTATGAATGACGATCCTGAGTTGCCGCGTATTGAGGATGATGCGGATTTAGCCGCGCCTAATGGCCTGTCTGGCTTGGATACGGATGGTGTTGAGATAGAGATAGACGAAGAGGGAGGGGCGATTGTTGATTTTGATCCGACCGCCGACCTCGGCTCAGACGAGGGTGACTTTTACCGGAATCTGGCTGAAGACATGGATATGGGCGATTTAGGCGCTTTGTCCACCGACCTGATGGAGCAGTATGACGCCAACGATGCTTCTCGCAAAGACTGGCAAGACACGTACTCTAAAGGTTTAGAGTTGTTGGGTTTGACATACGAAGAGCGTTCACAGCCTTTCCGTGGTGCTACTGGTGTGACGCATCCTTTGCTTGCGGAGGCGACAGTTCAGTTTCAGGCCCAGGCGTTCAATGAGTTGTTGCCACCTGGCGGTCCGGTTAGGACACAAGTGGTGGGGGCCCCGACCAAGGAGAAGGAAGGCCAGGCCCGGCGTGTAAAAGAATTCATGAACTATTACATCACGAATGTGATGGAAGAATACACGCCAGAATTTGATCAGATGTTGTTTTATTTACCGCTGGCGGGTTCAACGTTCAAGAAGGTTTACTACGATGAAACGTTAGGCCGTGCGGTAAGTACGTTTGTGCCTGCGGAAAATTTAGTAGTTCCGTATGAAACGAGTAGTTTATCGACGGCTCCGGTTATTACGCACGTAGTTCCGATGACCGCGAACGATTTGCGTAAGAAGCAGGTTGCGGGGTTCTATTTGGACGTCCCGGTGTCCCCGGCCCAAGAATCATTGGACAACGTCACGGAACAGATCAACAAGATACAGGGTGTACACCCGTCGTATGTTGATTATGATTGCACTTTGTTGGAATTCCACGTTGATTTGGACTTACCTGGGTTTGAGGATAAGGACGAAGAAGGCGAAGAAACTGGCATAAAACTGCCCTATATCGTCACCCTTAGTGAAGATAACGGCCAAGTTTTGTCTGTCCGGCGCAATTATGCGGAGGATGACGACGCTAACACGAAGATTCAGTATTTCGTGCATTACAAGTTCCTTCCGGGCTTGGGCTTTTATGGTCTGGGCCTAATTCACACGATTGGCGGGCTCTCTCGCACGGCAACGGCTGCATTGCGTCAATTGATTGATGCGGGCACCTTGTCCAACCTCCCAGCGGGTTTTAAGGCTCGTGGGCTGCGTATACAGGAAGACAGCGAACCTTTGCAGCCTGGTGAATTTAGAGATGTCGACGCTCCGGGGGGCGCTATTCGGGACAGCTTGATGGCTTTGCCTTTCAAGGGCCCTGACACAACGCTTATGCAGCTTCTAGGTTTTGTAGTGGATGCTGGGCGTCGGTTTGCCACGATTACAGACATGAAGGTGGGTGAGGGCAACCAGAACGCGGCCGTCGGCACAACTGTGGCTATGTTGGAGCAAGGCACTCGTGTGATGAGCGCGGTGCATAAGCGCCTGCACTATGCGATGAAGAACGAGTTCAAGTTGCTGGCTCGTGTAATTCACGACTTCTTGCCACAGGAATACCCGTATTCTGTTAGCGGTGGCGAGCAGGGTGTAATGGCGCAGGATTTTGATGACCGCGTTGACGTGGTTCCCGTGTCCAACCCTAATATATTTTCTCAAGCGCAGCGGATTGCTTTGGCGCAGTCGCAGCTACAGCTTGCAATGCAGGCTCCTCAACTGCACAACACGCATGAGGCGTTTCGTAGGATGTATGATGCGTTAGGCGTAACGGACGTCGACACTATTTTGAAAGCGCCTGCCACTCAAGAGCCGCAGCCGAAAGACCCGGCGCAAGAGCATATTGATGCGTTGGATAACGTGCAAATGCTGGCGTTTGAAGGTCAGGATCATGACGCGCACATGCTGGCTCACTTGACGTTTATGGCGTCGGGCGTGATTCAGGGCTCACCTCCTATGGCAATGGCCTTACAGAAGCACGTTCTGGAGCATGTACGCCTGAAGGCTAGGGAGCAGGCAACGGCCCAGATTCTTCAGCAGAGTGGCGGCCAAGAGCTTACGGAAGATCAGATGTTGCAGGTAGAACAACTTGTTGCACAGTTAGTCGCTCAAGATATGCAGGCGGTGCGCCAACAAAGCCAGCAGATTATGGGTGGCGGAGAAGGAGGTGATCCATTAGTCGCGTTGAAGCAGGAAGAGCTAAATATCAAGGCGCAGGCCACACAAGCCGATATTGCAGATGGGCAGCGTAGGCTTGACCTTCAGCAAGCTACGCTTCAAGAAAGAGCAAGACAGTTTGATCAGCGTTTGGCGAGTCAAGAAGAGACCACAGACAAGAAGATACAAGCATCAACGGAGCGTGAAATTATGCGCTTAAACCAAAGAAACAACCAAGGGGGCTAGAAATGGCTGCTGTTAAGATTATGGGTGGACCTATCCAAGAGCCACCAAAACCCACTACCTATGCGGATATTAAAGACCAGGGTCGTATTCCTTACGCTACTATGAAGGAAGAAAAGACTCCAAACACCGCCAAAGCCAAGATTACCAAAGGTAAGCGCCGTGGTATGGGTGCTGCGCTGCGTGGTGCTGAGTTTACCAACGCATAGGAGGTCACATGCCTTTAATGCGCGGGTCTAGTCAAAAGACCATTAGTTCAAACATAAGCAAGCTTAAAGACGAGGGTTACCCTCAGAAACAAGCGGTGGCTATTGCTTTAGATAAAGCCAAGCCTAAAAAAATGAATAAAGGGGGCGTTGCCTTGAAAGGCTACAGCCCAATTCTTCTTAAACCGCAACGTTTTCAAGGAATCTTTTGATGCGATATGCAATATTGTCTATAGCGATATTATTGAGTAGCTGCACTTCAGTACAGCAAGTCATTGATAATAAAGAAATTTATTGCTCTCAGTTTTATAAGGGCGTTCGAGCAGTCGGTCGAAGTGCATTATCTGCGACAACGGGTGTAGTTGTCCCAGATGTATGCGATACTATCGATGAAATTGTCGCGGAGGAAGACGCCGTCGGCGTGGACAAAAGCGATAGCTGACCTCAAGTTACTTATACAACTGGTGATTTTGTTTAAATGAAGCTGGGTAGTTTACTTAAATCCTTAGCCCCCACCATTGCACAGGCGGCAGGCGGTCCAATGGCCGGTATGGCCGTCAAAATGGCGGCTAAGAAGATCGGCCTTCCTGAGACAGCTACCGCTAACGAGATCGAAGACCTTATTGAGCGTGAGCCCGATAAGGCACCCCTCTTAAAACAAGCCGACAAAGACTTTGAACAAAGCATCCGTGCTATGGAAATAGACCTGGAGTCTTTTAAGACGGAAGTCGCCGACAGGAAAGATGCTAGAGCTAAGTTTTCTACGGACTGGACACCTAAAGCGTTTAGCATGTTGGCTTTGGTGTTGTATGGCACTTACGTCCTGGCGGTAACCATAATGCCGCACGACCAAAACGACGAAACCATCATATCTCTGGTGCTAGGCCAACTATCGGGCATATTAGGTACGGCCGCCGCTTTTTTCTATGGCGGCTCTAACGGGAAAAGTAATGGATAATTTGATTGAGATGTTAAAACGCCATGAGGGCGTTAAAAGCAACGTATACCGTGATACGGGTGGTTTAGAGCATATTGGCTGTGGACGAAATATCGCTGAAAGCGGACCCGGACTGTCTGAAGACGAGATAAACTACCTTTTAAAAAATGATTTAGAGCGTTGTGCGGCGGAGCTTATCTCTGAATATGTTTGGTTTAGAACTCTGGAAGGCGCTCGTAAAGACGCCATTATGAACATCTTTTTTAACCTTGGAGCTACTCGTTTCAGAGGTTTCAAAAACGCCATAGCTGCTATGGAGAACCAAGACTACGACACTGCTGCGGTAGAGTTCATGGATTCCAGGTGGGCCAAACAGGTTGGTGGTCGAGCTTTAGAGCTTACCGACATTATTAAAGCGGGTAGCTATGTTTGAGTACGCGGCTACCGTGGTCAAAATCGTTGATGGAGACACGGTAGATGTTTTGGTGGACCTTGGCTTTGATACTTTTGTTGGCGGTAAACGTGGTCGTATTCGTCTGTATGGAATTGATGCACCCGAATCTAGAACCAGAGATAAAGATGAAAAAAGATACGGACTGATGGCTAAAGAGTTCGTAAAAGATTTTATGCCCGTTGGCACGGTAGTCACGCTTAAAACTTATAAAGACAAAGGCGGTAAATACGGTCGATATATGGGCGACTTTAAACGTCACGACAAGTGGCTTTGCGAAGAGTTAGTTAAAAACTATATGGCCGTTCCATACTTTGGCCAAAGCAAAGAATTAATACGAGAGGCACACCTAGCCAACAGACTGCATCTGGTATAAGATTCGCTACGACTATATGAGACGGAGACGTTATGGATGATTTAGTCGTGGTGCAGTTTGTTCAAAAAAAGATAAAAGAACGTAAGTCTTTGGTCTTAGATATTTTAGAAAACAACGGCGTTACCTCCCTGGAATCTTATAAACAACTCATGGGTGAGTTAGACGCTTTAAATTACATAGCACAGGAACTCTCGGGCCTGCTACAACAACAGGAGCGTATGCATGATTGAAGTCCCCGGTTATTTGGCGGATCAGCTAGATAAAGAAGCTGAAGAAGCTAAGAAAACAGAAGAAGAGGTTTCACGTGAAACTGCTGATACAGAGGGTGTCGACAGCATTTATGTTGACCCGCAAGATCGTGTCTTAGACCCTTCTAAGGCGGACGCTTCTCTCGTAGAGCGTATGCCCACTCCCACGGGCTGGCGAATGTTAATTCTTCCGTATCGAGGCAAGTCTAAAACAGACGGCGGCATATATATCCCCGATAAAGTTCTAGAGGACGGTCAGATTCAAACCGTTGTCGGATACGTGTTAAAGCAAGGACCGCTTGCTTATCAAGACACGAATAAATTTCCAAATGGTCCCTGGTGCCAGGAAAAAGATTGGGTAATTTTTGCTCGATACGCTGGTTCTAGGTTTCGTATAGATGGCGGAGAAGTCCGTATTCTTAACGATGATGAGATTTTGGCAACTATTTCTGATCCAGAAGACATTATTAGCTTTTAAGGGGTAAACATGGCAGAAGAAAAGAAGGAAAAAGCTTACGAGCCGGATGATGGCACCGTCGATATAGACGTTGGCAGCAACGAAGAGGAGCAAGAGGTCGAAGTATCGGTTTCTGGTGTGTCTTCAGAGGAGCCGGAGGAACGTGAAGAAAGTGAAGACGGTGATGAACATCAGCAATACACCGCTAGTGTCCAAAAACGCATAGATCGTTTGACTAAAAAGATGCGTGAAGCCGAAAGGCAACGCGAAGAGGCTTTAAGTTACGCTAAATCAGTTCAAACCGAGTCCGATGTCTTAAAACAGCGTGTAGATTCCTTGGATAAGGGCTACATGACGGAATATGGCTCTCGTTTGACTATCGAAGAACAGCAGGTTGAAAATGAGCTTAGGGCCGCGATAGATCGTGCAGACACCGAAGGCACTGTGACGGCACAGCGTAAGTTAAGTCAATTAGCGGTAGCTAAAGACCGTTACGAAACGGCTAAACAACAGCAGGAGCGCCACGCACAACAGCAGGCCGCATACCAGCAGCAGGCTCCGCAACAGCCACAACAAGCGCCACAAACTCAACGCCCCGATCCAAAAGCAGAGGATTGGGCATCTAAAAACGACTGGTTTGGTTCTGACGAAGCCATGACTTTTGCGGCATTTGGCCTTCACAAAAGACTTGTCGAAGATGAAGGGTTTGACCCTAAGAGCGATGAGTATTATAGTGAGCTGGATGATCGTATACGGACCGAGTTTCCGCATAAATTTTCAGGAAGTCCTAGCAAACGTCCCGTCCAGAACGTTGCAGGCAGCTCTCGCTCAACGACGGGCTCTAAATCAGGACGCAACACCCGGAAAAAACTCACGCCCAG